ATTTATAAATATTTCTCTCTCATTTTCGTTATGTTCTAATATATTAAATGCTGAATTTAATATAAAACCTTGCATTGATTTAAAGGATTCTATTTGTTCATTACTTAAATTTTCTAAAAGATTAAATCTTGATAACATTAAATATAGCATATCAACATTTCCTGTTAATGCAGAAAAATTATCTCCATGACTACTTTTACTTATTATAAATAAAGCATCACTTTCTAAATTCATATTTTCATTAAATTTATCAACTGCGTTAAATAAGTCTAATCTATAATCTATATTTGCTTCCATTATTTCAAAGTTGCTTTAAGTTTATCTTTTAACGCTATTACTTCAACGTTAGACGCTTGTTCTTTTGGAAGTGATAAATATACTTGCTGCAATTCTTTTAACGTGCTTACAACGATTAATTTACTTTTAGCATCTTCAACATTTACAACAATCGGATGTTCAACTTTTGCAATTGGCTTTTGGCTATCGGCATCACTTTCAGTTTCATCAATTAAGAATAAACCATTTAAAGCATATTTGCGAGAATAAGAACTTGCAGTCCCAGTTGCTTGTTCTGCACTCATTCCTTTGTGTTCTGCTAATTCAGCATAGCCATAGCAAATAGTTTCATTTAGCTTTGCAGTTGCTTTTAAGAACACTTTGTTACCAATGGCTACAATTTCATCACTAAGTGTTAATGTAGCATTATACTTTAATAAAATCGGTTTAACCGCTTCTAATATATCCTCAGCTGAGCGATACTTGTACTTACCAAAAGCGTTTACATTTTCTTTTGGTACTTTTAATTCGTTTTGAATTTTTACTAAGTTTTCCATGTTTTATAAATTAAGAAATCCCCTACTAAATAGCCCTACCACAGGCGTCTTTAATAAGGGATTAATGGTTAATGTTTTCATAAGTGGTAGTATTTATTTTACAAATATAATAATTAATTTTTAAAATGCAGATTTTTTTTCTGCTAATTTTATTGTGCCATCACTCCAAATAACCTTAGCATTACCTAAGTAAACTTTTGGAGCTTTCGCCGTTCGCTCTTCCTGACTTTGATTAATTGATACGCTGGCATTGTTACCGTATGTATCAGTTGTGTCATTTATTGAAATGGTTAAGTTTAACCAACGTTTACCGTTTTTTTCGATAACTTTACTTTCTTCGATTTTCGTCAAATCTATTGACGCACTTACAATTGAACTCATGTTTTATTTGTTTTTAGGGGTTAGTATTTTATTAGTTACCATTTGCCACTGTTAGTGATGCAGTATCTACTTCCAGGATGTGCATTTATCCAGTCGCCTTCACTTAGGGTAAATGTTTTATTGTTATTGCTGCATTCGTTTTTAATCACTACTGAGTAATCAACTACATTATCTGATTGAATTATTCCACAATTACAAGGAGATGTTTCTTTTATTTCTTTTTTCTTGCAAGAACTAATTAAAGCTACAATTGCTAGTATTAATGTTATTTTTTTCATAAGTCTTCGTTTAAATGGTTAAGTAAATTCTTTTCAGTATATTTTAAATTTTGTAAACTTATTTCCAAAATTAATATTTGATTTTGGTGGTAAGTAAGATTTTCTTCATTTTTAATTATTTCTTTTTTAATCAATTCTAATATGTGTTCTGTTTTTTCCATTTTAGTTAGTTTTTTAAATCTTTATAAAGTCTTATTTGTTCTTGAATAATTAATGATTGTTTGCCAGAGTTAAGAGCTTGCATATCTTTTGATACTATTAAGCCATTCAATCCCTTTAAAAACTTTTCTTTTTGCTCGTTATCATTCTCAACTACTGAGCCAACAAAACTAAAGTCATTCACTTTCTGCAGTTCCATAAATTCAAGTAATGAATCATAAAGCCTATCACTTATTAAATGACCACTAAAAGCATCAGCTATATTTTTAACATTCAAAAATGTGCTTAGTTTTATTCTTTGTCTGTACCCTATCTTTGAAAGAATTGGTATAAATACTTTTGATGTTACCATGATTCCTTATCGCTAAATTCCCAATCCTGCATTTCACTATCAAATGATTTATCAACTATTAAATCTAAAGCATCATTTATTTCATTTGTGTATTTTTGCAAAGAACTTGTTTTGTTTATAATGAAGTAATAATTATCACTTATAACATTTTCGCAGTCGTTTTCGTCGCATCCAACATTCCAAAAGAAAGTAACTTTAGTGTTATGGTCTCCATAGTCTTGAATTTCATAAGTTACATTGTAATCCTTATCAATTGGTTCGATGTGTTCAAATTGGTTAATTATTCCTACTGTAATTAAGTCCAATTCTTTGTTGGTAAATTTAGTTAGTTTCATGGCTTATTTTTTAAAAGATAAATTAATGTTATCAAAAGTTAGTTCCTGGTTAGTTGCATCCATTTGTTTAATGATAACATCACGTTGTTTAATTTGATAGTCTAATTGCTCATTTACAATTGATAATCTAATTGCTATTCCCAAGAATATAATAGTTGCTAATGAAGTAATTACTAGCAGTCCAAAGTATAGACTTGCTTTGTTAATTTGTTTACTTTCTGTTTTTTCGATTCCGTTGTTTAATAAATCCTCTTTCATTTGTTTTTAGTTTTAATTGGTTAGTAATATGATGTAAAATTAATTAATTACTTTTGAATAAAAAAATATATTTTCAAAATAAAAGCTATATTTATTTAATATTTATGTAACTATTTGATAGTCAATTAAATAGATTTCATATTATTTTAAAGTACCTATTAAAAAACCACCTAAAAATGTGATTATTCCAACTTGAGCAATCTTTAATCTATTATTCTTTTTAGCTTTTCTAAGACTTAATGAATCGTTGTAGTGTTGAATGTCTTTAACCATTACAATGTCTTTATAATTTATGATCATTTTAGAGTAATCTTTTATAATTGAATCCTGAACTAATATAGTACTATCATTAGCCAAATCTATTTTATCATGCCATTTAATTACTGTATCAATATAAGTTCTGCAAGTGTCTGGTGCAGTTAAATAAACATTCTTTACTTTATCTTTATAAACAACCTTTAAGCCTTGTTTAGTTAGCTTTAGCAGTTGCAAAGATACATTTAGGTTAGTTATATCATTCGTTAAATTTGCATTGCTTAAATTAGCTTTAATTAATAAGCTATCATTAATAGGTTTCAATCCTTCAACTGTTTTATTTCCGCAGTCTTTTAATGCTAGAAAAATCATAGCTATTAAAAATAATTCTAAGGTAACTCTGTATTGTATTTTCATGTTTAATGTTTTGTATAGTAAGTGAATGTGTCTTGGTATATAGAATAAATACCAAATGAAATAGATCCAATTATGATAAGTATCATAACACCAAAAACCCATGTTACAACGTGGTCACGATTTGTTCTAGTTATATTGAGAAGTTTATCAAGTAAAAGACCTACAAAGTAAGGTATGCCTATAAATACAACTACTACTATTATTAATGTTATTATTGTTTCTAAGTGTATTATTAAATTTTCCATATTAGTTTTGTTTGTTTAGTTTATTTATTTTTTTATAGTTATAAATTATTTCTTATTAAATAAAGTTATTATCCATGCACTGAATAAAATTAACAAGGCTATCGGCAAGCCTATCATAATCTCTATAATTATCCAAATGTAAAAAATTAGTTTTCTCATAATTCCGTTAATTCGTAAGTGCTATTCTTAGTTTGAAATTTAATATATTTATCTCTTTGTTCTATTATTTCAGTAATTACAGTAGTCATCCAACCGTTATCTAATAATAAAGACCTACCTATTTTAATGTCATTATGTCTCCAAGCGAACTCCCCTTTATCGTTCCATTCAATATACTCAACTTTAAATTTACCAACTTGAGTTAAGCCATCATTCATTCTTTTTAAGATAAATTTAGGTTTATAATCTTTTACTAAGTTAGCGTTGTATTTATCGTTCATAATCCTTTAGCTAGTTTCTTTAACTGTTCAACATCGTAAACGCATACAGTTACCGATTTCTTTTTAATCAATTTCTTTGGAGCTCCTGCACCTTTACGTTTGCCACCAGATAATTTAGGTTTTCCGTCTTTTTTTAGTTTCATGTTTGCAAATATAATTATAATATTTTAATATAAAAATTTTTTATTCAAATTATTTTGTTAATTTTGTAAAATGGAATTAGAAACAATAAACAATTTAATTAAGGCAGAATATCAAACTATGTGCGAACTTGCAATTGCTAAAAATATATCTTACAACGGATCAATCTTTAATTCAAATTGGATTATAAATGTAGACGGTATTGATAAAGCTAAACAAGTTGAAATTGGTATTATAGCTCGCTGTAACGATAAATTAAGCAGAATTAATAAAGTAGGCTTAACAGGTTTTAACGAAGATAACCTAACAGATTTGATAGGTTACTTAATGCTTTTAAAAATACATAAAAATATAAAATAAAATGTCAGATATAACGAAATGCGAGGGTAAAGATTGCCCACTAAAAGAAAATTGTTTTAGATTTACATCAACTGGAAACCCGATTTACCAAAGTTACTTTGTAGACGTTCCATTTAAAGATAATGAGTGCGAAATGTTTTGGGGCAAAAAATCAGAAAGTATATTTAAACAATTAAAAGATATAACAAATGGAAAAACATGAAGTAAAAGCAGTTACAATGGTTACTGAAATTAACCGTATACTATGTAGAAATTGCACTACCGATAAAGCAGGAATTGAAATAGCTATCTGGCAATGTAAAGAATACAGAAATACTTTATATCGCCACAATCTTATTCATGGCAGGAGCTCAAATAACTTTGAAGAGTTAGAACAGGTTGTATTTTGGGATAAAGTAAAAGAATATTTAAAAACTTTATTATGAACTTAACAGAAGCAATAGAAATATTAATGATTCACAGAAAATGGAGGCTAGGTGCTGAAATTGTAATGATTGAACCTAAAGAATTAACAGAAGCTATTGATGTTGTATTAGCTGAATTACTCAGCAAATAAAGGAATATAATTCTCTAAATAATTCTTTTCAAAAGTATCAAATTTACTAGATGCAAATAAATAACTACCATCCGATAATATAACCTTAGTGCATTCTCTAGGGTTGTTATTAATATCAAATAAAATGTAAGCTCTAAATGATACAATAGTTACTTCACTTGTTTCAATAGCACAATTAAAAAACAGCCATTCTCCAAATGGTTTGCAGAGCATAAAACCATTTTCGTCAAACTCCTGACTCTCGTGTTTATCGATTATTCTAAATTTAAATAGTGCCATTACTTTAATTTGAATTTATTAGTTGAATAAGCGAACCATTTATTACATTCATTACATTTAGCTCTTTGTGTTTTATTACCTAATGAACTAATTCTAAATCCTCTTAATTGAATGCTATCACTTCCACATTCAGGGCAATCACACTTAATGCCGGTAGCGTGTGTTTTAGGCTTCATATATTTATTTAACTTATCAAACCATTGTTCCAATAAATTAACGTCCTGCTTGCAATATTTAACCATTCTCATTAATGCGGCTTGGTTATTTTCACGCCACACTTTATGCCATAAATTAGGCTCATTCTCTAACTTTTGACCTAAATTAAAATATTTACCAATTGAGTCTAAACGATTAGAAGGTAAGTTTAATAACTGCCTTGCTTGTTTTAATGTATCAATTGATTTAAAGTCTGGCATCATATCAATATCATGAATCATTGCTCTAGTTCTAAGCCATTTGGTATCAAACCTATCTGAATTATGACCAACTATTTCATCAGCTTTGTGCATGATTTCAATAAATTTAATCATCATTTCTTTATCACATTGGTTTTTATCCCACTTTAAATAATAAATTTTAGGTGAGTAATTCCATTTATAACAAATGCAGATTATTTTAGCATCCTCTATAACATTACCGTAATTAAGGTTAGTTTGGTAACCTGGACGCCAGAACCATCCTAAACATGGCGAAGTTTCAATATCAAAGAATAATCTATTAATTGCCATATTTTTTTTATTTTTTAAACAAATATAAACATTTTATTTATATTTGCACAAATGATTAAATTAAATATAAAAGCATTAAGTGTAAATAAGGCGTTTCAAGGACGCAGATTTAAAACACCTGAATACAATAAATTTATTTCTAATATGTTATTGGTGCTACCTAAATTAAAAGACGTGCCAACAAAAGATATTCGATTAAAAATTGATTTTGGTTATAGTAGTAAACTTAGCGACATAGATAACGGTTTAAAAACTTTTTTAGATTGTTTAGTTAAAAAATATGGCTTTGATGATAGGTATATTATTGAGTTACATGTAACCAAAACGATAGTAAATAAAGGTCAAGATTATATTAAATTTGAATTTTATTAGATTGATAATTAATTAGTTACAAAATATTATGAAAATAAATTTTTTTAATCAAAATATAATGTGTATATTTACATTATATTACTAACCAATTAAAAAATACTACCATGACAACAACAACCGAAACAACAACAGAACCAAAAGATATTATTGATATTCCAATGATATCTAATTACGACATCTTTGAAAGAAACAGAGATAAAGCAAACGAAAATGGATATGAGCATTGTCCTTGCTGTGGCAAAACAATAAAAAATCCACAATTCTTTTTTAATAGTATTTATGGAGGAATGGCTTACCCATCAAATGATAAAACAGAATATAACGATGCTTGGGTAATGGGCGTTGGAACAGAGTGTCAAAAAAAATTCCCTAAAGGATATATCTTTAAACAATAATTAAATAATAGGTGGAGCAGCATACCAATCACTGCATAATTAATTAAATACTATCACGTGAAAAAATATAGCAAAGACGGCAAAGTATGTTTTAATCCTGAAAATCATACTTATTTTATAGGAGACAAACAATTAACAAGTGTTACTACTTATTTAAGTCAATTTAAAAATAAATTTGATTCTGAATTAATAGCTACAAAATATGCTAAAAAAAATGGATTAAATAAATTAGATGTTTTAAAAGAATGGAAAGATAAAGCTGAATTATCTGCTAAAAACGGTACAATTTGCCATTCTATTTTTGAAAATTATATTTTAAATGACGTTATAGAATTACCAGGAATCGCACCTAAAGAAAAAGTAGCTAAAAAATTTATTAATGATTATTTTGAAAGAGGTTTATTAATACCTGTTGAAACTGAAATGATAGTATATGATGAAAATTTAGCAGGTCAAATTGATTGTATAGCTAAAAATAAGTCTGGAGAATATTTTATTTTAGATTGGAAAACAAACAATAAAATTGATAAAACAAATTATAATAAGTTTATGTTAGGAGATTACGACATTTATCCTGACGCTAATTATTACCATTATTCATTACAATTAAGTTTATATAGAAAAATGTGTAAAGAGTATGATATAAAGAATTGTTTTATAATTCATTTAGATATAGATAATTACGAAGTAATAGAATGCATAAAAATAAAAATAAAATAAATATGAAAACAATTTATGAAGCTCTAAAGGAGTTTAAAAAAACAAATCCAATCTTAAAACCTAGATTGTGTTTAAATGAACAAACAGGTTACTACCTTGTTACTATGTTTTTTAGTAAACAATATTGCGAATCTAAAAACCTAAAAGTAATATTATGAACATTTTAGAAGAAGCTAACAATATTATAAATATTCGTGGCGAAGAAAAAGAAAGACAGTATGGTCCATTTGAAGAAGGAATGGATAGGGCAGCTAAAATACTTTCTGGAATGACAGGGTATGATTTAAATGCTGAGTTTATATATAAAGCATTAATAGCTTTAAAGTTATCAAGAGAGTCCTATAATCATAAAGAAGATAATTTACTTGATGCTGTTGCATATTTAGGAAGTTTAAATAATTATATTAATAATAATAAAATAAAAAAATGAGAGAAATAAAAGAAATAAAAGGATTAAAAATGATTTGTAGAGAAGGAACATTAGATGATTTTGTAGTAAAAGAAAATGATTATGCTAATTGTAATTTCGAAGAAAATGACATTTGGTTAGATGCAGGTGGAAATATTGGAGTATTTCCATGTAAATTTCACAATAAAGTCAAACAAATAATATCTTATGAACCTGATTTAACTAACTATAATATACTTAGTGAAAATTTAAAATTAAATAATGTAGAAAATTGCATTACTATAAATTCTTGTTTAGTAGAAAATAATGATTTAACAAGAGATTTTTTCTTAAATAACAAAAAAAATAAAGGCATGCATAGTTTATTAGTTAAAAGAGGAAGAGAAAAAATAACTGTTAATTGTGAAAATATAGTAGAAGTAATTAATAAATATAATATTAATAAAATTAAAATGGACGTTGA